ATGACGTAGAAAAAATCAAGTCTGTTACCTTTGAACATGGCATATTGACTAGTGTATGGGTAGAAGAAGCATCTGAAATAGAACAAGACGATTTTACACAATTAAATTTGCGTTTGCGTGGTCAAGCAAAGGTGCCGATGCAGATTACATTGTCATTCAATCCGATTGTTGCTTCACACTGGTTGAAGTCATACTTTTTTGACAGAGATGTTGATAATTGTTTGGTGCAAAAAACAACGTACAAAGACAATGCTTTTTTGGATGAAGCATATAAGAAAACCTTGGAAGATATGAAAGAAACCGATTATTACCATTATATGGTATACGCGTTAATTGCCTAGCGCGTTTAAAATTTCTCTAATTCAGGGAAACCCCTAACGTAAAGTCGAGGGCAATCCTGAGCGAAGCAATTATTGATAGCCATTGACACACATAACTGTTTACGGTATACTTAAATAGGGGTGTTATCAATGAGTGAAGTTTGGAAAAATATTTTTGAGTATGAAGGTTTATATCAAGTATCTAGTTTTGGAAATGTGAGGTCATTGGATAGAGAAATCATTAACAACAAAGGTGTGAAAAACATTTTACACGGAAGGGTTCTTAGATTTCTTTATAGTAAATCAACAACTAGACATCCTAGGAAAAGATGCTTTGTTGAGTTATGGAAAGACAATAAAAGAAAAAGAATGGCAGTCCACAGATTGGTTGCCTTGGCTTTTATTGAAAATCCAATGAATAAACCACAAGTTAATCATATTGATGGAAATGGACTAAATAATAATGTTGAAAATTTGGAATGGGCTACTAATTCTGAAAATGTAAAACATGCTTATGAAAATAGTCTAATTAAACCATCAAATGAAAAGCCAATCATAGGTACAAACCTTTATACAAAAGAAAAATATTATTTCAAAAGTGTTGCAGAAGCAAGCAGATCATTTAATGTCACGCCAGGTGCAATAAGAGCGGCATTAAAGGGATATGGTAGAGCAAAAGGAGCTTGTGGATGTAAATGGGAATATCAATAATTGAACGTGCAACGACTATCGAAACTTAGAATAAAAATTCTAACAAGTAGAGTAGGGTTCAAGCGAACTCGAAACGGGAAACGCAAAACGAGAGCCAATTGGTTCTTTTTTTGTGGTGATATAGTCTGACCTTTATGGAAACATAAAGAGATATAACGGATGCGGTTATATCGTAACAATTCGTAGGTGAATGGGGCTTATTGGGGCGTTCTGTGTTTGACTCCAAGGCTTTATCAGAAAGAATGACAGAGATTAAGGCTAGACCTTATATTCAAGGTGGATTTTCTTTTGAGTACGAGAATGAAAGAATAATTGACGCTAGCATAAAATTTATTCCAGATCCAGCAGGATATTTAAGAGTATTTGTAGAACCAGATGAGAACACGCCATATGTGATTGGTGGTGATACTTCCGAAGGCGGTTATGACTGGTCAATTGGTCAAGTCTTAGATAACACGACAGGAGAACAGGTTGCTACTTGGAAGGGTCAAATGGACACTGACTTATACGCAAAGCAAATGTACTGCCTTGGGAAATATTACAACAATGCACTGATTGCGATAGAAAGTAACTTTGACTTGCATCCGATTAAAGAGTTACAAAGACTTGGCTATAAGAAACAGTATCAGCGAGAAACAATCGACAAAATATCAAGAAAAGTACACGCAAAGTATGGCTTCCAGACGAATCGTGTAACAAGACCTGTGATACTTGATAACTTGAAGATTATCGTTCGTGAGAGCTGTTATTTGCTAAATGACTATCAGACTTTAGACGAGATGATGACGTTTGTGATAAACGATGCAGGAAAAGCTGAAGCCATGGACGGAAAGCATGATGACTTAATTATGGCTTTGGCGATTGCTTACAAGGCAAGAGAGCAGCAAAGCTATCAAAGAATTGCCGACAAAGAAAAGATAACTGGTACTTGGTCAATACCAGAACTAAAATGGAAAGGTTTTACTACGTTTGAAATAAAGAAAATGGAGAAAAGTGGGCAAATTAAACTAGTTGGAGGGTAACGGTATGGATGTTAGCGAAGTTCTCCGTAAGGGTGTAATTGAGCATAACTTGTCCGAAGATTTTGACACATTGGAACTGTATATTGTTTCAGATGTGCATGTTGGTGATAATGCTTTTGAAGAACAAGCCTTTTTAAAGTTTGTTGATGAAATTGCAAGTGTTCCAAACCGTTATGTAATTCTAGCAGGAGATTTAATTGACAACGCACTAAAACACAGTAAAACAAATTCTTACAAAGCTACAATGTCCCCAAGAGAACAGAAAAAGTATATATGTAGAGTTTTAGACAAGATAAAACACAAGATATTGTGTATTGTAGACGGAAACCATGAAATGCGTTCTAGTGATGCTTCCGACAACAACATTGGCGAAGATATTGCAATGATATTGGGTGTACCAAGTCTTTACAGGGAAGATGAAGCCATACTAAAGATTACGTTTGGCAAAAAAGATAATATGAAAAGACAATGTTATACGGCAAATGTTTTTCATGGTTCTGGTGGTGGTGCTACTCCTGGTGCTGCAATTAATTCTGTTGTACGGCGTTCAAATAATATTGTTGCAGACTTTTATATTTGTGGTCATTTTCATAATAAAGTTGTTCATAAAAATAGAATTAGACTGATTGATTTGCAAAATAAAATGATAAGATATGTAACAAGATTATTTGTTGTTTCCTCTAGCTGGAAAGGATATATGGAAGGTTGGGAAGCAATCAAAGGCTTTGTTCCAGGAGAGCCTGGAAGTGTGAAAATTATATTACATTCAAAAGTAAAGAAAATGGATGCAATTATATAATTTGGAGGACCTATGAAACCAGTATGCTTGATGTTGGATGAAATGACACCAGAAATAAAAGATATTCTTGCAGAGTTTGTAGACTTTAAATATCCGAATGACAATTCTGACCACAGCCGAGATTTTTCCTTTGTTTATACAGGATTGACTCCTGTTGTGACCAATGCTCCTGTGTTTTGTCCTTGTACTGGCGTGGATCATATTGATTCTCCAAAGATTACATATCTTGGCGATGAATTTAAAAAAGAGTTTTCGCAAGCCGTTACATCTACTGCAGAGCATACTATATCTCTAATGTTGCAGATATTAAAGAAAAACAAAATGCAAATATTGAATAAAAGAATATTAATTATCGGTTATGGTAGAATTGGAAAGCTAGTGCATAAAATGTTATCTGGATTTGATGTTGATGTTGTTTGTGCAGATATTGATTCTGATTGGGAGTATATGGTCAATTCTTTTGATATAATAACATTGCATATACCATTGCAAGAAAATACTGAAGCAATATTTAGCAAAGATATAATACACAGAATGAAAAAAGATGCCATATTAATAAATACTTCAAGACCTAGAATTGTTGATGAGGTAGCGATTATTGAAGGATTGAAAGCTGGACGTTTCTTGGGATATGCACATGACTTTAACCCTATATCAGATAGAGATACTGACGAGAGATACAGCTTGTGGTTCAATAGTGGAGTAAATCATAAAATTGTTGCAACGAATCATATTGGCGGTAATTGCAACGAAGCTAGAAAGGCTACTGATGCTTATATTGTAAGAAAGATATTGCAACACATAAAGGCTATTTAATTGTGGAGGAATCGCCATGGATAAAACTATGTTATGTTATAGTTGTATGGGATGTAGCCGATTGAATGATAAAGGTTTTAGTGGTACAACAAATTGCAATGATTATAAACCAGATAAACAGAATACTTTTATAGATAGAATTTGCAAAGAATGGGAACAGAAAAAAATAGAGAAGAAAAACAATTAATTTTATTTTCGGAGGGCATTATGCTTACCAATAGAACAAATGTTATTGTAGACGCTTGTGGCAATCACAACGGAAACATGAGAATGATTGAAAAAATGATTTATTATGCAAAAGAGTCGGGTGCAGATTACATCAAGTTTCAATTGTTTGATGCGAATGAGTTAAATAAAGATTGGGAAAACTACGAAGAAAACTACAAATACTATTCTGAAATTCAACTAGATGCAAACAAAGTTTCCAGAATAATCAATTTGGCGAATGAAGTTGGCATAAAGGTATTATTTACTGCATTTTCTATGAATATGGCAAGAATGTTGCATTCACTGGGGCAAAAAGAAGTTAAGATTGCTAGTCCAGATGCTGACAACTGGGAACTGATTCTGTTTTGTGTCTTAAATTTCGAGCGAGTGTTCATTTCTGCTGGCATGATAGACACGAAAAACTTAATTAGACTAAAACAACTACTTAGAAGAAACGATGTATTGTTTTATTGTATTAGCAAATACCCAACAAAACCCCAAGACATTGATTATGACAAAATGGCTTTGTTTGATGGATTTTCTGACCATACTGAAACCATTGATTGTGCTAAACAGGCAATAGACCTAGGAATTCAGTGGATTGAAAGACACTTTACGCTTGGAAAGTTTTTGCCTGGTAGAGATCATAAATTGTCATCAACACCAGATGAAATAAAGGACTTGTGCTTACACAGAGATTATGTTGCTAAGTGTGAAGCATACAAGGGGCGGTGGACAAATGGCAAATAGAAAAATTGTTCACGTTATTACAAACAGAGCATCGTATGGCAGAGTCAGAAACATATTGAAAGAAATTAACAACACAGATGGACTAGAATTGATTATCGTAAAAGCAGGTGCTGCAGTAGATTTAGAAATAGACTTTGAAACAGATTATTTACTTCATTGCTTGGTAAATGACGATAGCCATGTTGCAATGGTAAAAACTGCATCTTTAATGGCAAATGAGTGTTCTACTTTGTTTTCAATAATAAAGCCAGATGTAGTATTGATTCATGGAGATAGATACGAACAACTCGGAGTTGCAATGGCAGCAAGTTATTTGAATATAAAAATTGCACATACAGAAGGTGGCGAAACTAGTGGCTGTATTGATGACAAAGTAAGGAATGCAATCACAGCATTGGCAGATATACATTTACCAGTAACAGAAAAAGCATTTATGAAATTGCACTTTATGAATGGTGGAAATATTTTTAAAGTTGGTAGTCCTGCAATAGACTTATGCAGAGAAGCCATAGAAGACGATTTAAACGATTATAATGATGAATCATATATTCTTGTGCTACATCATCCAAACACAACGGATAAAGAGAAAATAGAGCCAATGATACGTGTCCTAGATCGTATGCCAGTTAAAAAGATATGGATAAACTCGAATATTGATGCAGGAAGCAAAGAAATGGCAAGGCTATTTCATAAAACCGATTGGGAGTTTAGAAAAAACTTAAGTCCAAAAGAATATTATGTGCTATTAAATAATTGTGAAGTGGCGGTTGGTAATTCTTCATCGTTTATAAAAGAAGGTGCATATCTTGGAGTTCCTGTTGTTTTGGTCGGAAGCAGACAACAAAGTAGAGAAATGCAAGAGAATGTAATGCTTGCCAGTGATGAAAGCGAACAAGAAATTGAAAATGCAATATCATTACAGATACAACACGAGAGATATTCTGCTAGTCATGCGTATGGTGATGGAACATCTAGTCAAAAGATTGTTACAATATTGCAGGAGGTTTCTATATGAAAATATTGGGTGTGATTCCAGCTAGAAAAGGTTCTGTAACAATTAAGAATAAAAATTTATATCCTATTTGTGGTGTGCCTATGCTTCAATATACTCTTAGTGCAGCATGTGAAAGCAGCTTAGATGATATTGTTATTTCTACTGATTATGACCCAATGATATTCGAAGGAAATGTAACTATAATAGAAAGACCTGAGCATCTTGCCACCAGCAAAACAAAAATGATTGATGTTATGCAGCATGTAGCAAAATTCATGGACTATGATGCTTATATGATATTGCAGCCAACATCTCCATTAAGACTTGTGGATGATATAGAGGAAGCTATTGAAAGATTTGCAGCAGAAGAAAATGCAACGAGTTTATATTCTGGGTACTATATGGGGCTAAAACACAAAGAAAAAGCATATGACAAATTAGAAAATGAATTGCACTTTCAAAGAAATGGTGCAATTTTTATTATGACTAAAGAGTTAATTAAACAAGGAAAGTTGTGGGATGACAATGTAATTCAATTTGAAATGCCAAAATCACGTTCAATAGATATAGATGATATGGACGATATGCAAATGGCAGAAGCTTTAATAGCATATGACGTATTTGGAGATTAGAGGTGAAGTTATGATAATAGATATTATTTTATCTATATGTTGTGTTTTTATTTTATATAAATACTATATATTGAATAAAAAGGTTATAGAATTAACTCAAAAGAAATGTGGGTGCAAAGAAATAGCTAAAACAAAGGACCCATACAAAGACTGGCGTGACCCAAGCACTGGATTGTTAAAGTCAAGAAAAAATACAATGATTTGAGGTGACTATATGCCGTTGAAAAAAGGTAAATCTCAAAAAACAATTAGCAAAAATATTAAAGAACTTATTAGTACTGGTAGACCACAAAAACAAGCGATTGCAATAGCATTAACAGAAGCTGGTAAATCTAAAAAACAAAAGAAGAAAAAATAATACGAACACTCTTTTGAAGGGAAGTGAAAAAGTGGCTTACATGGAATATGATAGTGAAAAAAGAAAAATGGAAAAGAATATGCGTAGACAAGATTTTATGACGCAAGATGAAATGAACGAAGTTGATAAATGGATAACAAAGATAAATCATAACAAAGGATATATGTCTGAATTTTACAGTCGATGGAAGGGCGAGGACGAAGCCTATAGAAATGACCAGCCGATGACACCAAACAGACCGAATACAAGAGTTGGCATACTCAATGCTATTATTGAAACTAGAGTTTCTTCTTTGGTGGATAAAAACATTGCAGTTGTTTGTAGAGGTGAAGGAAAGTCTGACCAATCATTCGCAAATTGGGGAAGAGTTGGCTTAGAGTGGACACTACGGAAGAATGGATTTAAAAAAGTATTGGCAGTCCACGAAAGACGCAGATCACTTCATGGCGCAGGAATATTCAAAGTATTTTTCGACCCAGACGCATTACATGGCTTTGGATTGACTAAGATTACTTGTGTTCCACTAAACAAGATATTCATTGATACAAAAGTAAAGGACCCACTAAGATTCCAAGAAGCAGAATACATAGCAGAAACAATACGCTTGTCGGAAGAGCAGTTTGAGAGTCTGTACGGAGAAGATAAAGCGGATGCCATTGATTATGGCAACAACGTGATAGAAGATACAACAACTTTTAACGAAGATGAATTGTTTTATGACGATGCAGACGGTGCAACATTGATACAGCTTTGGACTAGACATAAAGGAAAACTCAGGCTTAGAGAAATGTCTGGTTGTGGTGTTTTATTGTACGATAGTCATAAAGAAGGCATGCGCGATGAGAATCAAAAGAACAAGAAGTATACACATGAAAGCTATTACAGCTTTGTGAATGACCAATATCCTTACTTCTTTACTGGTATGTATCAAGAAGAAGGCAGGTTATGGGGATTTGGAGATGGATGGTTATTGACTCCACTACAAAACATGCTGAATGACTTGTATGATAAAATAAGAATGTCGGCAAGACCACACTTGATATTGTTTGACCCAAACAGTGAGGTGGATTTAGAGGATTTTGACGAGAACTCACTAGAGCCAAGACCAGCAAGCCTTTCTAGTGGAAAGGTGGTAGATTATGTTCCTTGGGGAACAATTAATGAATCATGGTGGAGATTGCTAGTACAGATACATGAAGAAATACAAAGAGTGTCTAGAACAAATTACATTATGATGGGGCAGCGCTCTTCGGCAGATACAGCAACAGAAGCCGCCATACAACAACAACAAGGCACAACAGCGATTGACCACATGAAGTTGATGCTACAAGAAACAATAACAAGTATGTTGGAGTATATGCTAGGACTTATGCAAGAGTTTTATACAGAAGCAAAAGCCTTTAGAATTGACGAAGAACGAGAAGATTACGAATGGATTGACTTTAGACAGCTTGGAAAGGTACCAGCAATGGTTCCTGCTACGCAAGACTTCATCGAAGAATACATGAGAATGAATCCAGAAGGCGAGATGCCAGAATGGATGATTTTGACAGACAAAGACGGCAACACGATGACAAAGAATGTTGACTTTGACATTCAAGTATCACTTGGTGCAGGATTGCCACAAAATAAGGCATTTATTTATCAGATGGCAGAGAAGCTGTCACAATTAGTCATTGAAGGACAACACGTTATTCATTATGGAGAAATGAGAAAATTTGTAAAAGATTATCTGGGAATACCACTTGCCGATAGTGACGAAGAACTGATGAAACAATTCACACAAGGACAACAGCCACAAGGCACACCAAGTGAACAACAAAACAGTGCGATGACAGAAGGCTTATCTGCAACTGGTAGACCACAGATGTCTGCACTTCCTTTAATGAATACAGGAGGTGGTCTTGGTGCAGGATAAATCTTGGCAAGACAAAGATTTTTTAAAAATATCTTATAACAACAGACATATGCAACATGTTTTGTCTGTAGAAAAGATTAATGAAATGACACAAGTCGAAAGACGCTATCCAATGTCTAGACTTCCGGTATGCAATCATTGTGAAGCTTTAGCATTATGGTCAAGACCTTTGGAAGATGGAAAGCCAACAGGAACTTGTTTGAAGTGTGGAACGGTTACTGTAAATCCGATTTCATTGGCTGAATATTTGGTAGCTGGCTATGATTTGCCAATGGATATGTCGGCAAAAGAAAAAGAAGAAATCAAAGTCAAACGCAGCTTAGTTGTTGACGAATTATAAAACGGAGGATGCAAAATGTATAAATTAAAAATAGACAAAGAGTCATTAAAAAAATACGATTACAAAACAGTAAAGATTGCTGGATTTAAAAAACTAAAGGAACTTGATTTGCCAGACAATTATTTTGGTGGCAGAGTACACAGGATTGTTGTTTTGAAAAATGAATCCACCATGTTGATTACAGACGAGTATCATAATATTATTGGATTGCTAATACCAGAAAATGTAAAAGAAGTTGTAGAAGTTGTAAATGAAGTTGCAGAAGTTACAGAAATTTTAGAAGTTACAGAACAAATTGTATACACTTGTGACGGATGTAAAAAAGAATTTGACACAGCGCAAAAAATCGGCGCACATAGAAGGTTTTGCAAAGGCGAACAAAAAGGAGGTGAAGAAGAATGATGTATAAAAAAGAAAAAAAGATGATGAACAAGATGATGAAAAAGGCTCCAACTGCTGTAAAAAAAGTTACATCTAAAAAAATGGTAATGACTGGCAAAAGAAAGAAAATGATGTAAAAAACAACGCACTAGAATTGATTTTAAGCGATTTAAAACTCGACAGAGTATAAATTGTCATGCGACAGCAAAAGTCGTTTTAAAAGCCGTTCTGACGCATCGTATAACGTGTTCGCAATTTTGCGGTGATTCCGCTAACAATCGGGAGGATTTTTTACATGGATGAATTAGAAATGTTAGAAAAACAAGCTGAAGAAGTGATTAGTGAAGAAAATTTACAGCCAGACGAAGAAATTGAAGTTGAGTCTGACGATATTGCAACTGAACAGGAAGATTCTGAGAACAAAACAGAAAAGAACAAAAGTGATTATTTACCTGTTTCCAAGTACATGGAAGAAAAAAGGCGTAGACGCCAAGTTGAAGAAGAGCTACGCAAGCTACAGGCTGAAAAAATGTCACATGAGAAAGTTGCAAAAATTGAGAAGATGAGAAGTTTAGCAAAAGACAGGGGCTATGATGACGATCTAGCTGACTTGTTGGGAAGTTTTGCCGATGAGCTACTTAGTTCGATTCCAAACTCGGCAGGAAAGACAGAAGAAGATTTTCTTGTGGAAGAAATTAGAGATGCACAAGAATATGGTGGTTTAAAAGACGCTATGAAATTTAAGGACCAGATTATTAATCGAGTAAAGAAAAATGGATTGACGATTGAAGAAGCCTATAGGTTAGAATCTGCTGGCAGAGTAAAAGAATTGCAAGGCGAAAAAAGAACGCAAGAAGAACAAATTGCTGCAATGAAGCGTAGACAAGCGGCAGGAGATAAAGCAATCAGTGTGTCAACAGATTCCGCTAAATCTTCCGTAGCAAGCCTTAATGCAGAAGATAGAAAATTGTTAGAGCATTTAAAAAGAACACAGCCAAACAATAATTGGACGGCTGAAAAGTTTGCAAAATATAAATCAATGTATACATAAGGAGGAATTATCATGTTTAAGCCATATACTAATAACGCACTCGGAACTGACTTAATTGCTGTACTTCCAAACGATTCTACTGTTACTGGCTTTGTTGCAAGCACTGATGTTGGCAAACTAGCTTTTGCATCTTCTCAATTGGGTGGATTGATGGTTGGTTCAACTGCTGACTTCACTGGAGCAATTCTTGGGATTGTTGCATCTGTTCCTGCTGCTACTACTCCTGGTTCTACTGTTCCTTTTTACATTAGACCTATTGTAACTGGTGCATTGTACGAAGCTGATTTTTCAACTTCTTACTCTACTGCATTGCCTGCAACTACTGACATCGGTAAATATCTTGGTGTATCTAATACTACAACTGTAGCTGGCGGAAGCTATTTGTCCATGGCTGGCATCGGAAATACAGCAGGTTCTACTTCTGGCAGATTCTTTAGAATCGCTAGAGCAAATACTGCTGACATAGAAAGAAGAGTTGTTATTGGAACATTTAACAGTTCACACATTGGTGTATAATTAAAATACGAAAAGGAGATGATCTATCATGGCTTACACTCAATTATCGCAAATATCACGCGCACTAGTTCTTGGAGTAACTGATTGGTTTACTCAAAACTTTGACGCTTATCCCGTACAATATTCTCAATACACAAAGACCATTACTTCTACTTTGGAAACTGAAAAGTATGATTCTATGGCAAACTTGGCTCCTGCTGCTGAAATCGTAGAAGGTGCAAACTTTAACTACGGTTCTATCGAGCAAGCATACGAAACACAAGTTAAAAACAAAAAGTTCGGTGGTGGTATTCAATTCACTGTTGAAGCAATGGCATACGACAAATATCAATTGACCATTGAAGCAAAAGGTAAAGAATTGGTACACATCATTCGTGACAGAGAAGAAGAACTTGGCATCAAGCCTTATGACGAAGCATTTACTGTAAACTTAGCAGATGGTGTGCCTTTATGTTCTAATACGCATCCTTTATACAATGTACCAGGAGCATTTAATGATACTTTGATTACTGGTGCAATTACTCCAGACAACATTAAGTCTGCTACTCAACAATTTGCTACACATAAAAACCATCAAGGGAAGCCTTTTAGAGTATTCCCAGACCAACTATTGACTCATGAATACAACATGATTACTGTAGAAGAAGTATTAAACAGCCGCAACAAAGCATACGAAATGTCTAACACTGAAAACAAGTTACCAGCACTTCGTCCTGCTTACAGCAGATACTTAACTTCTACCAATGCTTGGTTCTTGAGAGATACTAAGATTGACCACGCTATTTTGCAATTCTACCAAGGCTACAGAAATAAAATGGATTGGGAAGAAGATTTTGACAACAAGAATCTCAAAGGAACTGTATACTTCCTTGGAAATTCTGCTGGACTTCCTAGACCTGGTATTGTTGGTTCTGCTGGCTAATAACTATGGGGAGATAAATTCTCCCCAATAATTTGAAAGGAGTGAAAACATGGCTGGTAAAAACGTATTTGCACAAGATTCTGACGTATATGTAAAAAGCAATAATACAGAAGTTAAAGTTATCGGTTCTACTGGTAATGTGTTTGTCAATGCTGTTCCATTGGGTTATGTAGAAACTGTTAGCTGGAGTTCTGAAGGTCTTTCTCCAAGCACAGCTACTAACTATGGAATTACCTATATTAGCATGACTGGTACTGACCCAAGCACAAGTCCTGCTGTATTATCTTTGGCTGCTCCTGTGCCTGGAATTGAAAAAGTGATTATCCTTGATTCTACTGCTCCTTATGTAAACACAGTTGATGTAGACTTCGGTGCTGGTGTGGGAATGGATGGTTCCACAACAAATAGATTCTTGGCATTTTCCACTCTTGCTACAAAAGAACAATCTGTTACTTTGATTGGTATTTCTACTAGTCTTTGGGGATTGATGACTGTCAATAGCACAGTTGGACAACATGGAAATGACTTAGGCATCAGAACATTGACTGCTGCTAGAACTTCTTAATTTGTTTTAACATAAAAGGTAGGGGCTTAGTCCCCTCCTTTTTTTAAATTATTTTTGGAGGGATAAGACTATGGCTAACAAAAGAGTTACAATTATGGGATTTGCGCCATCTTGGGCAGAAACTAAGTTTGAAGATCCAACAATGGAAGTATGGACATTAAATGAAGCATACAATCTACTAAATGCAAAAAAGATACCACTGACTAGAATTAGTCGTTGGTTTGAGATACACGACCCAAATTCTCCAACAAAGAATACTCCGGAACATATACAGTTCTTAAAAAATTGTCCTGTTCCTTTGATTATGCAAAACGAATATGAGGACTTTCCATCTAGCATTGCATATCCCAGACAGCAAGTGAGAGAATACTTTAATCAAAACTTTATTATTGACGATGTTGGTTCTCCGTACACAGAATATTCGAACTCTATTTCTTGGATGGTAGCATTGGCTATTCTAGAAGGATATGAGGAAATATGGATAACCGGTGTAGACATGGCACAGCAACAAGAGTATGCTTGGCAGAGAAGTTCCTGTTCATTCTTCATTGGATTTGCAGCAGGAAAAGGCATAAAAGTATTGATTCCAAGAACATCTGAACTGTGTAAGTTCCCACAAGATTATGGTTTTGAAACAGATAACCAGATTAGACACAAAAAGAAATCAAGAAAGAAAGAACTAAAAGGAAGAATGAATCAAATCATGGCAGAGATACAAAAAGCACAGGTAGCAATTAAACAATTTGAATTGCAAGTGGCACAAATACAAGGTGCAATAAGCGAGATTGATTATGACTTAAACAATCATATTGTATAAAAATATACGCTTTCTAGGAGGAATACCATGTCTGCAAATTATGTGATTAATAAATTTAGAAAAGTAAAAGCAATCAAGCCACTAACATTTTCTTCCACTACTGCTAGTGTAGCATCTTCTCTTAGTTCTACTGACTATGGAAATAACTTTTCTGTTACATTTCAAGCAGTAGCAGGAAACACTTGGATAAATCCATTAACAACAGCCACTACAAATTCTTTTAAATTATCCGCTGGTCAAGCAATTGATTTAGTTGTATATGATGCGTTATCTATTATTTCAGACTCTACAACAGCAAGCTATCAAGCGATTGTTTGGGAGGGATAATATGGCAAACATTGGACCTACTCTTAGTAAATATACAGGAGCCGCAGAGTTATCGGCTTTATTGGAAAGTGATAAGTTTGGCATTGTAAGTGTGAAAACGTATGGTGCGGTAGGGGATGGTGTAACAGATGATACGGTAGCTATACAAGATGCAATAAATTCATTAACAAATGGTGGTTGCGTATATTTCCCATTGGGTACATATTTGATTTCAAATACGATAACAATTGATAAATCAAATATAACTATAAATATAGCAAATGGTGCAAATATTTTATCTACATTAACAAATAAAACATTATTTTATGTAACTGGTAATAATGCAATTTTTACTGGGGGAGGGAAGATTGTTTCTAGTTTAAATTGGAACGGAAGCAACGTACAATGGACTTATGCAATTATTTTTATTAATAGTAATAATTGTATTGTAGAAAATATTTATATAGAAAATGTACATAAAGTTGGAATAGGAATAAGTGGTAATAATTGTATTATTTCAAAATGTAAAATTACTGGAAATTATCCCGCTAGTTCTTATACAGGAGTTGAAACAGGTCATTTTGGGATTGCCTATGATCCAAATGGAATTCAACCAGATGGAAATATTTTAATTCAAGAAAATTTGATTGATAGTTGTGTTCAAGGTGTATTTACAGGAAATTATGGAGTTGGAAATGGATATAGTGTTAATATTTCAAATAACATATTTACTGGTTGTCATAATCATGGAATATATGCAAATGGTGGAATAGGAAATATCATTGATTCAAACAGTTTTAATGGGTGTAGTTATCCTATAGCTGCAACAGGAGAATATGCAATAATAACTAACAACAATATGTATACTCATACAAGTGGTGGGAATTTAGATTTGGTATCTATTAGTGTTAGAGAAGCTACTCACTGCAATATATCAAATAACATAATTAAAGGTGAAAGTCCAAATGGTGGTGTAATTATTGATTTAATTAATTTATCTGAACAAACATTAGATAATAATGTTATATCTGGAAACATAATTGAAATAACAAACGGAAATGTTGTTGCAATTCGTTTGGGTTCTGTTACTCAAACTTTATATAATTATAAAAATAAAATTATTAACAATATAATAAAAGCAAATGGCATAACACTTAATGGAATCATATCAATCACAACAAATACAAGTGGAATTGGTGAAGATAATCAAATATCAAACAATGCTCTTATAATGTTAAATAATTGCAATGGAATTTTTATTTCAAGACAAAAAGGAATGATAATTTCAAATAATAATATTAATTTCAAATATAATGCAGATAGTTCTGAAACTTTAAATATTATTTCTGCTACACTTTTAGAAGATTCTGTTATCAATAATAATGTTATGCTTTGTGAAAATATATATGGAAGCAATGTTACTTTAAGAGGATATATTGAAAATGCTACTTCAAATAGAAATTTAATTATTGGAAATATAATTAATTTAGATACGACTTTATTGGTTGCAAAAACAGAAATAACATTAAATGCAACATCGAATTCTGCCAGCAATATGCTTACAGGAACTTATACGCCATAGTTGGAGGTGATATTATATGATTAAAAAAATAAATTTATCAAATTTAATTTCATCATTTTCATATGAAAATTTCATTTTAAATCCAGGTTATTTTAATGGAACAAATAATTGGATTCCATTATTTTCAACATTGTCAATTTTAAATAATAATCTTGTAATAACTGGGAATGGAGTTAATTCTTTAAGTAGAGCATATAATCAAAGAACTTTTAATTATAATCCTGCAAATAGAAAAATTTTTTTTTCTGGTTCTATTAAAATTACTAATTCAGATTGTATTTCATTATATTGTGCTTTTAGAAGTGATGGTAGTGGAACAAAAAGTTATATAATATTAAATCAATTATCGCCAATTAATAATTCTTTATATAATTTAGATGGAGTTTATACCCTTCCGTCTGATTGGAATTCTTCTAATATTTTTATTTATATTTATCATCAATATGCAAGTTCGGGAGCGGCGCTTGGTAAAACTGCAGAACTATCCAAAGTATTAGCAATTGATTTGACTGAATTATACGGCGCGGGAAATGAACCAAGTGCAGCTGATTGTGCAAATATTTTTGATTTTGTTGATGGAACAAAACAATCAAACTTTTCTAAACAAATTGCCACATAGAAAGAAGGTGAATACATGGCGGAAACCTTGCAGCAGACACTTGACTATATTAACGAAATACTACCAAACAAAATGAACACCACAACGATTATTACACTGATAAATAACGAACAACGCAAACTATGGCGCCACATGACATCCACTAGTCTTTACGAAATGTATACTGTTGCCAATCAAGAGCTGTATACACTTCCGACCGATTGTGACTTTGAAATGATTACAGAGAATGGAATATTGGTGGGTGGAAGCACAAACGGATCTACAGACCAAACATTCACAGCTTATAAGTACGCGGGAAAAGACGATTATGCAGGCGATTATGTATACTATGAAGGTTTAAACGATACTTACGGAATATTACCTGTTCCAACTGTATCAAATAAGCCGATACACATACGTTATCAACCAAGACCGACACTCTTTGCATCTACTGATACAGCAGTGCAGTTTAATTTAGACGAAGATTATATCGACTTGATTAAGTTTAGAGTCATGTCAAGAATCTGCAAGAGTGGTAACAATCCAGACCCAGAAATGGCAAACAACTATGAAGCAGATGCAATGGAATTAGAACGCAAAATGAAACTTAGAAAAGCTAGAGATAAAATGAAAATGAATCGTAGACGTATAAGCTATAGAGAAGGGTGGAGTGGCTGATGGCACAATGGAGAGCGCCAAGCTATAAATACCAAACAGAAACAAAGTCTTTGGGAGATGGACTCAACACTGGTGTTCCTCCTTTTGACATTAGCGAATCAGAATTAACATATGCTAGAAACTTGGGAAGCCAAGATTATCCTGCTATTTCTACACGATATGGCAGGACTTTTTATTCCACAGATATGTCTAGTTTATCCACAAATGTTAGCGGATTTGGGGAAAGAGCAAACAATCAATTGCACTTTGCAGATGGAAATACTTGGAAATACTGGAGTACATCGTCTACGGCTTTTGTAGAGTTATCCACAACATTAACAAGTGGTGCTGAAGCAACATTTTCTGACTTCGTGGCAGGCACAAATAGATATACTTTGATGATGAACTCTACACAGCTAAAGTATTGGGATGGCGCATCTAGTACGGCATTGAATCTCGGAGATGCAAGCACACCATACACGAATATATTTACAGTTCACAAGGGAAGAATCTATGCTGCAAGTGGTTCTGTATTGTACTATTCTGCATTGAATTTAATTAATGACTGGACAACGCCAAACGATGCAGGTTCTATCACTATCACACAGGCAAAAGGAAATATCATTGCATTGGTAGAATATAACGATAAAGTAATTGCATTTACAGAGTACGGTATGCACGAATTGTTCGGAACTGGTCCGATTAACTATGAATTGATTGACGTAGAAGGTGAGATTGGATGCTATTCTAGAAAGTCTGTTGTCAAAGCCAACAAAAAACTGTATTGGTATTGGCTAGATGGTATTTATGAATACAATGGATCTTCGCCAATTAAAATTAGCACACCGGTAGACGAATATTTAAAATCTATACCATATGCAAATCGTGAAAAAGTAGTATGTGGTGCTGTTGGTGATTATTTGTATGTTAGCGTTCCTTATGATTCAAACGATAATGACTTGATACTTAAATTTGATACTCGACTTGGCAAATGGTATGCAGACACAGGCAACTTTGATTACTTTACAAAAATTGGAAATGTATTGTATGGGTTAGATTCTACCGGTGGAGTTGTCAACATGAGAGATTCTTCTGTTAAAACAGATAACGGAACAGCAATCACTTATGACTTGATTACAAAGCCATTTACAAACAAGTTTGTGAGTCAAAATGCTACGCTATCTGATATTTGGTTCTTAATATCTGCCACAACAGATTCAACAATCAACATTAGCTATTCCACAAACTCCACAGGAACTAGCACTTCTTTATTTAAGAATATTGCAAGAACAACTGACTTTGATTTGACTGGTGCAAGTCAACAAGTACGAATACAAGTACCGACAACAGATTTGCAAAACGTACCATTCTACAGGCTTAGATTAGATGGAACTGGTGATGTCAAGATTCATAGAATGGAAAAGCAATTTAGAGCCAAAAGGCGGTGATGATATGCCATACGAGAAATTTCCAGTGTACGATGATATGCAGCAAACACTTAGAATATGGCAACGAAAGTTAGAGTATTTGTTAAACAAGAATCTAAACAGTGACAACATTGCATCTACAGAGTTGACACTTGGTGCAGCACAAGTTAAAGCCAGCAATATCGACTTTGGTACAGGCGCAAATCAAGTAGATGCAGCAGATATTTTAATTGTAGACAATTCCAGCTACTTTTCTTCTTTGAATGTGGAAACAGCACTCCAAGAATTTTATTCAACGTACAGCACTCACAGGGACTCTACAACGATTCATTTGCAGTCTACGTCAATTACTACACTTGTGCCGATAAACAGTTCTAGCATCGTTTACAGCGTTTCTACGGCATTCGCAACGTTATCTACTACATTGGCTGGGACTACTGAATTATTGAATCCTGTGGCGCTTAATTCTGATTTAATAGAAACAAATAATACTGTAAATGATATTCGGCAACGATTAATAGATGTTGGAATATTGACTACATAGCAGATGATAAGCATCTGAAATTTATTACATAAGGAGTGATATTGTGGCTGAATTATCAGAAAAGCGAGTGAGGTTTATACAGAGTGTGGCAAGCAATCCAAACGCAAGCCAAGCGGCTAAAAACATTGCGGCAAAATATGCAAGAACTGCTGGAACGACTGTTGAAGCTGTTTCTGCAGCACCAAAAATAACGACTACAACAAGAGCAACACAAGCAACGCCTGTTAAAATACCGACTGGACCAAGCATAACTAGCAAGGCACCAACGGGAGTGGCAACTCCTGGTACGGCAAGAGATATTGCTAAGCCAAGTGTTGAAGCACAAGTTGTTGAGCAAAAAATAACAACTCCAAAAGCACCAGCACCAACACCTACACCAACACCTGCACCAACACCTGCACCAACGCCTGCACCACAACAATTTCCAACTGGTACACAAGGATTGAGAGCCACAGCAGAAGGTTATGGATTGCCTGTTGGATTTGATGCAACAACTGGACAGGTATCTATTGGAGGAAAGGCTGTAGACGTATCTGGATTGCAAAGAGATGCGCAAGGGAGTTATTTTGGCACACCAGAGCAGATACGAAGCATTATTAATCAAGCTGGTACACCGCCAAGTGGATATACTAGTTTGAGAGATGCGTTTGCTGGTTCTGATGTGCAATGGACACCACAAACAGGAGTAACGATTGATGGAGTGCAAGTAGATACGAGTAGATTGCCAATCGTTGGAGATAGATATTATATTAAGCCAGAAGATGCAGCTGCATTGGCACAACAAGTACAAGCACAAAAAGAAGCTATGATGACACCAGAAGAGAGATTCCAAGAACAAATAACAGTTACTAATGAAGAATTACAAAGACAGCAAGAAGAACTAAATAGACAAAGACAAGAATTAATGACAGGGCTTAGAGAATATACATCTCCTTTACAGGAAGAACTTACAACAACATTGCGTTCTATTTATGGAAATCCATTCCAATATGACCCAAACGCAGACCAGTCTTTGCGACAGGCACAATCATATGCAGAGAAACAGTTAATGGAGCAACTTAATGCTAGAGGGATATTATCTAGCACGATTACAAGAGATCAATACGCTTCCTTATTATCTGAGCTAATACCAAAATATGAGTCTATTGCTTTTGAAAGATACAATCAAAACATAGACGGTTTATTAAAGAAAGCAAACGTGCTTACTCAATTATCTCAAGACGATTATCAGCGGTATAGAGATTTTGTAGTACAAAGCATAAACACTATAGATGAAGTCAATAAAAACACCATATCAGCAGCAAAAAATAACTTGGATTCAATAAACGATGCGTTGAAAATGCAATTACAAAGAGAAAAAGATGCTTTTGATATGAATTTAAAAATGATTGAAGGTGCATACAAGAAATTAGATGCACAAGGATTTGTTGACAATGAGATTGCAGCTATTACAGGACTTGCAGTTAATACTCCATCTCAAGAAGTTAGAAGGTCATTATTGCAACAAAAAATAGCAGTAGAGAAAGCAATACTAGATACTGAACTAAAAATACAAGAACAGAATAATAAAGCAAAACTAGACAAAGAACAAGTTGATTATGAATATGAATTAAAAGCACCAGAGAGAGAACTTGCTGCAGCTAAGTTTGAAGAGCAAAAAAGAGCAACAAGAGTAAGTGAAGGGCTTCGTTCTAGAGCGCAAACTACAGCTGAAGCAAATTTAGCATTGCGAGTTAGAGAAATTGAAGATAAAGCAGGAGAGAAAAAGAATTTAACGTATACGGAAATAGATAGAACCCTTGGAGATTTGATAGATGCTTATACAGAAAGTGAAATTCCTTCAATAAGTGATTTTTCTTGGACAAAGCCTGGTTCAGTAGAAGCTAAAGAATTGTCTGAATTTATTGAAGAAAGAAGTGGAAATTTAGATGTGACGCAAGCATATGCGTTATACAAAAAATATAATATACCAATTCCTGGAGAAGCGAGGTAATTATATGGCATTATCTGATTATAAGAAATTTAAAGAAGCATATCAGAAGCAAGGATATATGAAAGCAGTTTCAGAATTAGAGCCTAAAGAACCAGAAAAAAAACCAACAAAACCACTAAAAGATATATTAAAGCAAATAGAACCTAAGAAGCCTACATATGACTTTACAAAAACACCAGAACAAAACTTGATTGAGCAATTTAAAGCTACTGCTCCTATTCAGCCAGCAAAAACACCAGCACAAAGATTGATTGAAGAACCGATAACAAGACGTGCAGAAATATCAGAAGCAGTTTCTGAAACTCCTGTTGGAAAGTACATTATAAATCCTGCAGCTGGGTTTGGTGCTGGTTTATTGCGAGGTGCAGGCGTTACTTCTCTCGGAAAAGCATCTGGTTTAGTTGGTGCGCAAGAAGGTGCTAGAATAGCAGAAGAAACAGCAGCAAGAAGTCCGATTGCAAGTACATTGGGTACTGTAGCTGGTGCTATTCTTCCCGGAACATTAGCTTCTAAGGGTGCCGCTAGAGTGCTTAGTCCTGTATTAAGAAGAACTGGTGCAGGTCCTATAACTGGTGCTGCTGCCACAGAAGCATTGGCAGGTGCTGGACTTGGTGCTGCTTATGCTGGGTTAGAAGGTCAGGCTCCAATGGATGTATTAAAAACAGCTGGAACAGGTGCATTACTTGGTGGACTTGGTGCGGGATTGATTACAGGTGCGCCAATTGTTGCAAGAAATATACGGAATAGAGATGCGATTATAGACGAAATATTTGCTACGACTCCAAGAATTGACATAGGAAGAACTACATTAGAAGAAGTATATGAAGCTGGAAGAAAAGAAGCATTAGAACAATTGCCAAAAACTCCATTACTTCCTGGGACTCCACGATTGGCATTGCCAGAGCCTGCAATACAAATGCCGCCGCCTACAATCAGACCAACTACATTGCCTGGTAAATTAAGGCTTCCTGGAGAAAAGGTACAAATTAAGCCTACTACATTGGCTGGAACACTTAAAGTGGTAAACAAAGAGTACGAAAAAGTGGCTAAGGAGTATGAAAACGCAATACAAGATATTCAGAATTATTTTGGCACAAATGAATTGAGGGCATCTGAATTAGCAAGAGTAAAGAATGAACTTGGAATTGACTTAGACAATATTGTTACTAGATTAGAAAAGGCAGAATCTAAAGCATTATTGCCAAAGGCAGAAGAAGCAAGACTAAAAAGAGCGGCAGGTATTTCAAGGGAAGAACAATACAGATTACTAGAAGAAATAACTACTCCTGCAAGAACTTTTGATATTACAGAACCACAACAAGTAAGAGGATTTATTAACCAAGACAAGCTTTCACAAAAGTTTAAAATTGAAAGAGAAGCAGCAAAGATACCAGAAGCACCATTTCCAAAAGTACCACAACAATTTAGAAAAGAAACTCCATTTACTGCATTTAAGGGCGAATTAAAGCCGGCTAAACCAACGGTTGAAGAGATGGCAAAGATTGAGCCAACTAAGGCTGCACCACCACCACCAACTAAACCGACAAAACCAACTAAGCCAACTAAGCCGACAAAACCACCAAAAGTCAAGGAAGAGCCTATAACTGTAACAAAGACACCGACATTTACAGCGCCAAAAGAAACGATTGCACCAACAAAAGCAGTAGAAAAAGTAAAGCTAGAAAATATTGAGCCAAAGCCAATTAAGAGAGAAATAAAAGCAGCAATTACATTGCCTGGAAAGCAAAAGATAAGTCAAACTAGACTCAATACAATAACTAGAACCACTGAATTTAAAGAAAAGAGCAAAAAGTTTTTACCAGAAGAAGAATTTGGATATGAACCAGAAACAGCTAAGATATGGAAAGACAAAGCAATTTCCAAGTATATCGCAAACAAAGAAGCTGCAATTGATGATTTGTTAAGCGATAAAAAGTTTACCGGCGGAGAAGATATATTTACATCTTCTTATGTACTAAAAGAAGCAGAAGAAACCGCAAGGAAAACAAACAATTACTATGGTTTATTAAATTTAAGCAAGAAATATGCAGAGAAAATAAGAGAAAACGCAAGAGCATTAAAAGCACATGATTTAGCATGGGAGAAAAAACAAACAGGAACAAATACAATAATCAAGGCACAAAGAATTATTGATGATACATCGGAAAGCATACTCAAGGCAAATCCGAAACTAAAAAGAACAATCCAAAAGGAATTAGCAGACGTATCAGCAAGCATAAAAAATGCAGTCCAAGAAGCCTCAAAAGACACTGTAAAAGCAATTAAACTTAATCTTCAATTGTTTTCACAGCAACAAAGAGAAACACTTGAGAAGATGATTGGAAGGCATTTCACAACAGATCCTTTGCGTAGAGGAGAGATTGTGAACAAACTTGTGGCACAGTTTGGTTTAAATGATGCAGAAGCCAAAGCATTGGCAAATAGAATCAACATTATATTTGAGCAAAAATTTAATAAAGCATCTGAATCATATTTGCGTAGATTGTTAAAAACAGAAAACAAACAAGATCCAACACTAGACAAGATTATGAAATTGATTCGTGCAGGCGCATATGATGATATTAGCATTACAAATGTATTAAAAGAAAAGCATGGGCTTCCAGTATTGACTCCACAAGAAGCCAAGAAGATGGTTGATATGGTAGATTCATTAAACAAGATGGACACAGCATCGGAGGAATATTCCATACAATTAGCAAAAATTAGAAGTTTGATTGAAGATAAAGAAGTTAAAACGTGGGTCGATAAACAGAGAGCTGTTAAAAATATTGCGCTATTGTGGAATCCTGCAACGACATTAACAAATATCATCGGTAACGTAACTGTAGCAAAGCTAGACATTGCAGCACAAAACACGATTGGAGCCGCTGTTGATAAATTGTTGTCGATGAGAACAGGACAGAGAACTGTTGGCTTTACGGATGCAAAGCGATTGTTTTCTGGTGCGATTCGTGGTGCTAGAGATGCAACAATAGATATGGCTGGTGGAGTAAGACTTCGTGACCTTGACGGATTGACACCAAGGCAAAAAGTAGCAGTAATTCTAGATGCAGTACAAAATCCAATACAAAGACCAATATTTGAAGGAACGGAAAATATATTAGAATTAAAACGTGGCTTGGCTTTCAAAGGAAAGAATCCACTTGAAATGTCAGACAAAGAAGTTCAAAGAGTCATAGGAAAATATTTAGCCAATGCAGGAAAAGTAGGTAGAGTTCTAGAAAACCAACTATATTATTCTTTGAATGTATTTGATAAGAGCGCAAAGAGAGCGCACTATCAAGACACACTTGGATTTTTAGTTAAAAACAATAAAGGAAAAGATTTAGATGCTTTGAAAAAAGAAGCGAAAGAGATTGCTATTGCAAAAGCAGATGCAGAAAACATTACAGACGATACACTTTATGCAGAGCAGCTGAAAAAATATTACAACGAAAATGTAGATTCTTTAGTACAAGCAAGTGGATCAGAAGAAATAAATGCTTTAAAGCGTATAGCAGAGCATATCGCAGAAGAAAGAACATTTACGGACATAAACACATTGTCAAATATTGGTAGATGGGTACAAGCACTTCCGCAAAAACAAAAAGACAATCCAAGAATTGCACAAACAATGGAATTTGCAATCAATTCATTGGCACCATACATAACAACTCCTTTGAATATTGTTAAACGTGGAGTAGAATACAGTCCTTTAGGCTTAACAGAAGGATTGGCACAACTTGGCAGAGTCCTTGCAAAAAATGAAAAGATATCAATGGCAAGACAACGGTATATCGTAGATAGAATCTCAAGAGGTGTAGCTGGTACTGTATTATTGATGCTAGGTATGGCTGCATACGATAAGGGAATGGCAACTGGTAAAGTTCCTGTTAGCAAGGATATGAGGGAATTTTTCAATCAAATACAGATATATCCAAACAGCATCAAGATTGGTGACAGTACAATTGATTTAACAAAGCTACAGCCGCTATCCAGTACATTTTTAGCTGGTGTAAACTTCAAGAAAACATTAAAAGAAGCAAAAGAAAAAGGAATTGAAACAGGAGTTGGAACAGCTTTTGAAGGTATGCTTAGCGCAATTGGAGATGCATTCGAGTTTTATACAGAGCTTCCTGTGTTGCAATCACTCAAAAGATTGTTGCCTACCAGCTTGAATGATAATTCTATGGCTGAAAAACTATTGGATTTTGCACTTAGTGTACCACAGCAATACGTTCCAAGTTTACTGAGAAAAGCATCGTTTGTGTCGGACGATTACGAAAGATTTACAAAAGATCCAAGTTTGTTAAAACAATCTTTAATCAATCCTATAAAGCGATATGTTCCGGCAGCAAGAGAAACATTGCCAAAACAAATTGGAACATTGGGGCAAGAAGTGAAGTCTTTTGGTGGTAAAAATTCGTTTTGGAATGTATTTTTCAATCCAGTAAAAGTTGGAAAAGTATCTCCTACATATTCTCAAGCAGAAATTATGAGATTGTATGATGTAACAAAAGATACGGCTGTATTTCCAAACGTATACACAAAAACAATCAAGCTAGATAGTGGAAAGCAAAAGGTTTTGAGTGCGCAAGAAATGATGGACTATCAGAGAATCATGGGAGAAAACGTAAATAGTTCTATTGAGAAGTTATTAAACAATCCTGGGTATATCAAGCTGCCAGACACAAGCGAAACAACAAATAACACAAAGCTACAAGCAATCAAGAGAACAATAGAAAACAGCGTAGCAACAGCCAAAAAAGAAATGCTGAAACAACTCGGAGAGGAGGTTGCAGAAAAGAAGAGAAGGAAAAGTCCTTTGAAGCTTAAAGTTCCGAATGAAGAAACAAAAAGACGTAGAATTACTAGATTTTCAACATCGGACTGATAATAAAAACATGGAGGTATAACGATGGATATTTCAACTCTAATTCCGCAACTTGGTTTATCTGCAATATTCGCAGTGGCTGTTTATAAACTATACAACGACATGAGAGAAGATTCTAAACAGCGTGAGGAAAAGTTGATGGCACATCTCGAGAAAGTAGCTGATACGTTAGAAAAGATTGATGAGCGTCTTAGCAAATTGGAGGATGCTAAAGATGATTGAGTCTATTAATTTAAGATTTAGATACCCTTTATTAGAGCTAGATCCAAACAAGGTAAAGTATATAATTATTCATCATCCTGGTGCAATAAAAGCAAGCGTACAAGACATCCATCGGTGGCACTTGGGGAATGGCTGGTCCGGTATTGGTTATAACGAATACATAACAAAGAGTGGCAAGGTATATATTGGAAGAGGTGATAAGGTCGGCGCGCACTGCGCCGATTCTGTTACCAATTACAATTCAATTAGTTATGGTATTTGTACAGAAGGAGATTATAATTTAGAAAAAACGATGCCAGAACAACAGTTTCACGCATTAATTGAAAGAATCAAGGTTGCACAAGCAAAGTTTAAAAATGCAATCGTGGTTCCTCATAAGCAGTTGACAGCTACTAGTTGTCCTGGTAAATACTTTCCTTGGGGAAGAATGATTACAGAACTAACATTGCCGATACTCAAATTAAGATCTACAGGAGATGCCGTAAAGGTATTGCAAAGAAAATTAATACAGCATGGATATTTTATTGGCTTTGTTGATGGAATATTTGGTTTATTAACAAGAAGAGCAGTAGTAAAGTTTCAACGCAAAAACGGATTGCTTGCAGATGCGATTGTAGGTCCAATAACTTGGTCAAAACTAAACAGCAAATAATCATATTCGTGACATCACGAAAATGATATAAACCACATAGGAGTTGATATATTGATATATCTAACAGACGAAGAAGTGGAATTATTTGCAACGATTATTAAGAACAAAATGGAATACAATGGTAAAACATATAAGATTGTAAGAGTCACAAACGAAGGATATTACATCCATGAAATTAAATGATTAGCTATGGGCTGCCGATTATGGCAGTCTATTTTTTTTGCACAAATGTAAATATAAATATATAAAAAGTATTGACTTTGTAATTCATATATGCTATGATTGTATTACAGGGTAAGCGAAGGGAGGTGATAATGTGACAGAATATAAAATTACATTTTACAAAGTAGATCCATCTGCAAGATTTGACAAAACAATTGAAACAAAAGAAAAGTTTGTGATTGGCGATTACACAGAACAAAGAATTGAAGGCATTGCAGAGTACACTAGGCATTATATGAATTTTGATTATTATTCAATAGAAAAGAGGAATTTACATGAAAAAAATGAGAAGTTACAGGTTAGATGATGATGTTGCAAAAATGCTAGAGATTATTGCAAAAAAGCAAAGAAGAAGCTTAGCTAGTGTATTAGAGATATTGATTGAAAAGGAATACAATGCAAATAAGCAAGTATATGTACAAGAATCTAAAGTATAAAACATTGGAGGGAAAACAAATGAATGAAATGTACGCAACGATGAAAGATTATGAATCTGTAGAGTTACAAGAGGCATTACTAGATTTAGAGATAGCAGAAAATCAATTCAATCATTGTGACCCCGAATTCATTGACTACTGTATTTTGCAAATTGAATCAGCAAGATTAAAATTGTCTGCAATATACAAAAATCTAAAATTGGAGGGTGACAATGAACAAATTACTAGTGTCAGCGATAGTTCTTGGATTGTTCGTATTATCGATAGAATATTCGGGTAGAACAGTGGATGCAAGCAAATTTGAAGATTACATGGATTTTGGTCAAACAGTAGATAACATGGAGATTGTGCAAGAAATAGAGCAAATAAAGTTGATGGAATACAAAACACAAAATGAAAAGGATTTAATGATTGAAGAATTACAACGCAAGTTAGACGAAAAAGAAGCAAACAAAATACATGAGGTAAATTTAAACACAATCAGCAATCTATATGACATAGTAGAGCAGGAAGCGAATTTGATTGCATTAGACCCTAGAATTGCAAAGACTTTAATTGATACAGAGTCGGGCTTCAGAAACTTTGCACACAACGGGAACACAAATGGAAGCTATGATTCGGGATTGGCACAATTAAACAACAAGGGTGAACCTTTGGAGCATTATTACAACAAAAATATCACACTAGCAGATGGAAGGACAGTAAAGGTCAATTATGTAAATTACAAAACGGATGCAAGATTAAATGTGGCGATGGGTTTACGCAGATACAAGGCATATATGGACGAATTGGGCAATCCGTTTTCAGCATATGCGTGTTATAACATCGGACCAGCCGTAAAGCGAATATTGAAGAATCACAAAAATTCGGATGTGGCAACAATTATTACAGCAGTACGCAAAGCAGGATATAATCAAGGTGCTAACAATTTAAAGAACAACTTTCTTGTAAAATACAAGAAATGGACGGGAGGAACATTCTACAGATGAGTACATTGAAGAAATTGTATAAAGTGTTGATGGTTATATTGGTTTCTTATATTGCACTGTATTGGTATGTTGAATTTCTGGAATATGTATTCCCAAAACAATAAAATTGGAGGTAATTCAAATGAGTATGTTACATTTTATTTTATTAACAGTTGTTCTGTGTGCGATGTTTGTTGTTGGTATTGTTGCCGGTAGAGAGTGGGAAAGAGCAGCACTCGAGGAAGAATATGCAAGATTTGAAGCAGAACAAGAAAAATATAAAATCGATTAGGAGGGTAAACAAATGAATGAATCAAAAATGGATGAACATTGTGACGATTATGATTATGAAGAATATTATCGGTTTGTATGCAACTTAAAGGACTTGCCAGACTCGGAACCTTACCCGATAACAGATAGCGATGAATTACCATTTTAAATTAATAATGGAGGTAACAACATGGATGAAAAAGAACGATATGAGATTATGTATAACGAGAATCACGATTATGACAATTTGAAAGAATATGATTGGTGTAAAGAATGCGAGAAAGAAGCTACAAGGTTTGATGTATTCGTTATGGTAAATGGTAAAGAAGAATGTTTTCACGTTTGTTATGAATGTGGACAAGAACTGGAGGTAATATGGTCATGAGCAAAATAATATCAACAACAGCAAAAGAAAAAGACGGAAAGTATGTGTGTCCGAATTGTGAACACGATGGATTGAGAGTTGTGGCACACGCAGACGGAAGAACATTTTACGAATATTATTATAATTGCTTGAATTGTTCGGCAGTTGTTAAATTTAGATATGCAAGACGTCCCAATAGTATGTTTGGAGGTATGAGATGAAAAACGTGGCATTGAAATTACTTAAAATACAACAAGAATTAAAGGTAAACAAAAGTCAATTTAATAAATTTGGTAACTATCATTACAGAAGTTGTGAAGACATTCTTGAAGCATTAAAGCCAATATTGGCAAAACATAATACAACGATATTTATAAACGACACAATCGAAAATTTAGGTGATAGATTTTATGTTAAGGCAACGGCGATACTATTTGACATAGAATCAGGGGAAGCAATAGAAACAACAGCATACGCAAGGGAAGAGGAAACCAAAAAAGGAATGGACGGGTCACAAATTACAGGTTCGGCAAGTAGTTACTCACGAAAATATGCTTTAAACGGATTATTTTGCATTGACGATACAAAAGACAGCGACAGTACTAACAGACACGGCAAAGAAGAACAGAAAGACGATAAATTATTTGATACACCACAAACAAATAACGATTGTATATCGGAATCACAAGCCAAGCGAATTTTTGCAATCAGTAAAGGCAACACCCAACTTGTAAAAGAAATATTGATGAAATATAACTATACATCAAGCAAGGACGTTAAAAAAAGCGACTACAATTCGATTTGCGAGGATATTGTAAGCAAAGTATAAAAGTATTCATACAAAAATAAAAATGGCTTAGAAATGATTCTAGGCTATTTTTATAACAGGAGGATGAAACAAATGACAAGACATCAGCGAAGGAAGAAAGCAATACACCTTAAGACTAGCCTTAGGATATATTCTGAAATAGCGATTGCATTGCACAAGGAATTTGGTTTTGGTCAAAAGAGAATCTCCAGAGTTTTTCAAGCGATAAACAATGAGATTGATACAGTAAATAATAAATCTTTGGAAGAATCAATAAACCAGTGTAAACGGTTTAAACTGGATGTATTGCAAATTACAAAACAACTTTAATAAACTAATTTTGGTAAGGACATTAATGTCGGTACCAAAGTATAAAAATATGCTTGGAGGTACGAATGATTGAGCAACTGGAAGCAATGAGAGCATGGGCATTAAGCAATGGCTTTTACGATTGGGTTGAGCAATTGAACGATGTTATTGACAAGTTGATTGTTCAAAAAAGAGATCTGGAAGAATTAAGAGAAAAACACGAAAGATTGCTGATACAAATTAAAGAATAAAATAAAAAAAGACAATTGGTGAATCAAGCCAAAAGTCTTTTTTTACATTGGAAGTTAAACAAATGAACACATCACGATGAACATTTTTTAAACAAATAAACAAATCAACGATGTGTGTATTATATACCACGATTTATTATTTGTCAAACAAAAAACACCCCTTTTGGGATGTTATTTGCAGGTAATTGTTATTTAGTTGTATGGGTTCAATTGGGTAATTTCATTCTAGCAAAGTAAAAAATATTTGTCAAACTTATTGTTTTTTATTGTAGTATGTGTTATACTTATTTTACAGATTGGAGGTGATATTATGAATAATTCAACACCATTAACAGCTATGAGAATTGACCTTGATACAAGAAAAGATTTGAAGGTATTGTCTGCACAAGAAAGAAAAACAATGGGACAAATGATTAAAACGTTAGTCGAATTTTACAAAAAGAATAAAGGAGAATAAGCAATGGCAGATGACAAAAAATATTTTTGGTTAAAATTAAAGGATGATTTTTTTGCACAAAAAGAGATAAAAAAATTAAGAAGAATTGCAGGTGGAGACACATACACAATTATATATTTAAAATTACAATTATTAAGTATAAAAAGTGATGGCAAATTAATTTTTGAAGGGGTAGAAGATAACTTTATCGATGAAATGGCTTTAACTTTAGACGAGGAAATTGAAAATGTAAAAATTACACTAATGTTTTTACAAAAGCATGGATTGATTGAAGAATTGCGAAATGATGAATATTTTTTACCTAAAGTATGCGAAAGCATAGGCTCGGAATCATCTTCAGCTGAAAGGGTTAGAAGGCATAGAATGGGACAAAAAATGTTACAATGTAACACCAGTGTAACAAACAGTAACGTCATTGAAACAAAACGTAACACAGAGATAGAGATAGAGATAGAGAAAGATATAGATATAAAGAAAGATATAGAAAAAAAGTTAAAAAAAGAAAAAGATAAATATATTGACGATTTCTTTGCAGAAATCTGGAAACTATATCCTAGGAAAAACGGAAAATCTGCTGTTACGAAAAAAGCTAAGGTTGAGTTGTATAAGCTTGGTTTAGAAAAAGTTACGAAAGCAATCAATAAGTTTAAGGCACAAATGCAAAAAGAAAACAGAGAAATAGAATTTTACATGTATGGCTCAACATTCTTTAACGGAGGTTACATAGATTATTTAGACAGTAATAGCGAAGAAGTTAAGCCTAAGCCGAAGAAGCAGGAGATTAAAATTATAGAAAGAGATTATTTACATGGAGAAGTGACGCCTTTTTATTAAGCATTTTAACCACACTTGAAAGGACATCTATCATGGATAAAATTCAAGAAATCAAGCAAAAGTATGGTCAGCAAGCAGAAAGCATTATTGCAAGTGGATTGAATTTAGTTCAGAAAAATAAAAAGTACAGATGTCCAAACACTCTAGCACATAAGCATGGAGATAGAGATCCAAGCATGAGTTGGCATAATCAAGCAAGTCAGTTCTATTGTTTTGCATGTGGAATGAAGATTGACTTGTATGGCTATTACAAGGAGCATTTAAACTATTCGCACAATGAAATAGTGTATGAGCTTCTTGGAGAGTCTAGAAACGATAAGTTTGAGCAAGAAAGAAAAACATTCACAGACAGAATAAAAGACGTTACAAGGCTAACTGGTGAGTGTGAAGCATATATAGAATCAAGAGGAATAACCAAGGAAACAATTCAGAAATTCAAAATATCTAGTTATCAAAATAACATAGCATTTCCGTATTACAAGTTCGAACAAGTCATTGGTTACAAGGTAAGAAAGCCAATTAAAAATCCAAGCAAGCCAAAAATGACATCTATACCAGGTTCAAAGCCGTATTTATTTAATTTTCAAAACTTAGACGATAATTTTGATGAATTAATCATATGCGAAGGTGAATTTGACTGCATGATTATTTATCAATGTGGATTCCATAATGTTGTTTCAGTAGGAGCAGGAGCAAACTCTTTATCCAGCTTGATTGAGCAATCCAAGGAATTTCTAGAAAAATACAATAATTTAATTATCGTATCAGATAATGATGATGCAGGATCTAACATGGATGAACAATTTGGAAAGGTGTTTGGCAGCAAAGCCAGATTGATTGACAAGACGTTATACACAGCAAATGACGTAAACGCAGAATATTTTAAGCATGGGAAAGAAAAGATTGCAGACATCATACAGAGTGCAAGGTTTAAAGTAGAAGGACGCAGAGATTTAGACGTTCAACCATACCAAGGCATTATCAAGAAAACAGGTAGATATATACCGACTGGAATCAATAAGATTGATTATGCTTTAAATGATTTATCTCCTGGATGTATTACAGTAATTGTGGGAAGGACCAACGCAGGAAAGACCACGTTTACGAAACAAGTAATAGCAAATGCAATAGATTTGGGGAACAAAGTATTTTGTGTAAGTGGAGAAGGCGATCAAGAAATATTTATCAATGAGATATATAAAAATATCATTGGTAAAACTGAAGCATATTATGAACTAGTAAAAGTCAACAAGAGGTTTTACAAGGAGCCACGAAAAGAAGTTATATCAGCGCTACAGAAATGGCATAAAGATAAGCTGGTGTTGTTTAACAAAGGCGATTCTAGATTAAAGACGATGGATGAATTATTTGATTTATTGTCTTATGAGATTAAATACAAAAGACACAATCTAGTAGTTATTGATAATTTAATGTCATTGTTGACAATTGGTAATAGCAAAGAAAAGAACGATGCACAAGGCGATTTTATACAACGGTGTTGTGACATTGCGAAGGTTTATAGTACGCATATCATTGTTGTTGTGCATCCGAATAAAGAGTACAAAAAAAGTTCGGAGATGGAAATTGAGAACATAAGTGGCACCATGGATATTGGCAACAAGGCAGATAACATTATTTGCATAACAAGAACAGAAGATCCCGAATCTTTATATTCTGGACAAATTAAAGTTTTGAAGAATAGATATTTTTCAGAGTTACCGGAAGTAAACACAATATTTGAAAAAGAAACAGGATTGTTGCTTGAATATGACGAAACAATGGGGAGTGCATTTAGATATAACTTTAACTGGAAAAAGTATTTAGAATATGATGTTGCTGCAAAGTTTGAACAAGAAATCATTCCAGACTGGGTAAGAGATGCAATGTAAACATAACAATTGGGATAAAACAAAACGACAACAATGCAATGAAAATTTTACCAACGAGGTGAATTATGAACATTAAACAAGAGTACAACGCATTACTTGTCAGATGGAAGAAAGCAGAAATTTACATGGAGAATGAAGAAATAAAATATGAGAATCGAATCAAATATGCAGATGAATTGTACGATCTATTACAAAAAATGAATTATATATTGGATCAGCTGCAAGAACAAAACATTAAAGCAACAGAACATGAGATTTTAAATGGATTTACATTGGAGGTTAAGTAAATGAAAAAAGACAACGCTATTGTTTTATTACAAGATATGCTTAATTCTTTTCAGATTGACCCAGAATCGATTTTTATACAAGATTTGATTAATATGCTAGAGCATTATGAAAAATGCGTTAAATCGCTTTCTGTTACGTTAAATGTAATTCGAGATAATACCGATGAAGAATTTATGTTGAATCTGCAGCCAGAAATTGATATTTACAATGAATCATTTAATTATTTTACAGAAACTATTTAATTTGTTGTTAAGTAATAAAAAATAGAACCGATAATATATTTGAAAACATTACTTGGAGGGATAAACAATGGGAAATGCACGAACGATGAAACGGCAACAATTAAGGGAACAAGCACGCAATAGTGTTGTGTATAAGTATACACCACAACAGCTACAGGCAGAGATTAATCGATTAATCAAGATTGAATCTGCAGAAATACGAAAGGAAGCTGCAAAGGAAGTTGTAGACATGATGTTAGCAGTATTTGCTTTATCATTGCATGATGAAATGGAATTTGGTTACAAGAGAACGGGTCGAGTATTAAACAGAGTAAAGTCAAATTTTGCAGCAATTCAAACACAGCATTTATCTTTAAAGGATGTACTGGAAGAATTGAAGAAATTAAAAATTGAATTTTAAGGAGGAAGCATATGACATTACAAGAAACAAAAGATTGTTTGGTTGACATAGCAGAATGTTTGTTAAGCGTTCCAGAATGTGCTGATGATGTTGTTACATTCAACAGAGCGATACAGTTTTTGGAATATGTACCCAGACTAGCCAATGCTTTAGATTTAGTTTACACATTAGCATCCAGGCATTATCAAAGTGGTGCAATGGAAGAAATCAATTTGTTGTTAAAAGATATATTTTACGAATTGAGAGATCAGAATTTTAGAATCGTGGAGGAAGATGATGAGTGAAACAATAATCGACAAAAAACCACAAATGATTTTACACAATAAAAATTATTTGGAAATTATAAATACAATAGATTTTAATAATACAGTTATAGTAACAGATCCACCTTTCAACATAGGTTACCATTACAAAACATATAATGACAAAATGAAACAAGATGAATATTATCAAATGTTAATTGATTTATTTAATTATAAAAAATTTGTAATTATACATTATCCAGAAGAAATTTATAAAATTTCATTCGGAGTTGGGCTTTTCCCAGAAAAAGTAATTAGTTGGGTTTATAATTCTAATAATGCAAAACAACACAGGGATATTGCATTTTTTAATATTAAACCAGATTTAAAAAAAGCTGGACAACCATATAAAAATCCAAAAGATAAAAGAATTTTAAAAAGAATAGAACAAGGAAAACAAGCTAGACTTTATGATTGGTGGAATATAAATCAAGTAAAAAATGTATCAAAAGAAAAGACAAGTCATCCTTGTCAGATGCCATTACAAGTTATGGAAAATATTATTAAGATTTTACCAGAAAAATATACAATATTTGATCCGTTTATGGGTAGTGGAACTACTGGAGTGGCATGTAAGAAATTAAACAGAAATTTTATTGGAACAGAAATTGATTGTGAATATTATAAAATATCTGTTAATAGAATTATGGAGGAAGAAAATGAGTGATAATGTAAACAAACCAAAGCATTACACCAGCCATCCAAGTGGTGTAGAGTGCATACAGATTGCAGAACATCACGATTTTTTGATTGGAAATGCAATAAAATATTTATGGCGTGCAGGAATAAAGAGTACGGATACAGAAATACAAGATTTAAAAAAGGCAATATGGTACATTGAAAGAAAAATAAAGTTGTTACAAGGAGATAAAACATGTTAAATATTGCAGAAACAAAGGGAACATTGTACAAGATTAAAGAAGTTGGGAATATGGTGCTTGCGACTTTCAGAACGTCAAAGAAAGTCAATGAAGAATGGACTAGTATGTTTTGGAATGCAAAGTTTGTCGGAAAGGAAAAAGAAAAATTATTAGATTGTGGCGACAAGACAAAAATTAGTATTATCAGTGCAATTTGCGAGCAAAACAAATACAACGAAAAGATGTATACGAATGTTGTTGTGTTTAAGTTTGATGTACTTGACAAAGTAAGCAAACAATCAGAAACAGATGATGACACAGAATTGCCATTCTAAAATACACCGGAGGTAACATACCATGAAGATCGAGTTTGAGGTTTACGGCAGACCGCAAGGCAAAGCACGACCGAGAATGACACGTAGTGGACATGTTTACACGCCAAAGGAAACAAAGCAGTATGAAGCATTGGTAAAAGCATCGTTTGAGAAAGTGAAGCCCAACGGCTGGACGCCCATATCTTCAGCCGTTATCGTAACAATCGAAGCATTTTTCATTAAAGCAAAAAGCAATAAGGACAAATACTGCACAATTAAGCCCGACATTGATAATATACAGAAGATTATTTTAGATGGAATCCAGGGGAATGACAATGTAATTTTAGATGACAAGTCAGTAATTGGAATTGTAACAAGAAAGTTTTGGGGAGTCATAGACAAGGTGCTTATAACGGTGGAAACAGTGGAAAATGTGGAGGGTCCAGCCCATGAACAGTAAAGATCCATTATTTAGAAATTACATGGCATTGTACTTGAGTATAGTATCAGAACATAGCGTGACACAATCTCTAATGGCGGTCGGTATACTAGGACATACGGCAGGACGTGCATCAAGATATAAAAAAGAATTAAAATGGGAAGATCTAGATAGAGAAGATGAAAAAATGTTGTTTGCCCATGACGATGACGAGAATGAATTTTAAGCCCACATTATATTTTTTAGTATAATTTATCAAAACATGAATAAAAATCAATTACAGGGAATTCTGGTAAATATTATGCACATATGGGAGGTGGAGAAATGACAAAAGAAGAATTATTGCAAGAATTATCAGATTACAAGACAAATGTATATTTTTTGAAGCGTAACGTGTTTGATCGTGATGAAATGATCGAGTCTATCGCCCTGAGTGCGCCCGGTTTTTCGCCCGTACCGCCCAGCGTGACGAATAAATTTTCCAGTAAGGTAGAAAATGCAGTGTTTCGGATTGAACAAGAAGAGAGAGAATATAGCGATGGAATTCGCCGGATCGCCCGCAGTGTTGCAAACGTAAACTTCTTGATAGATTCGCTTAATATGGATCAACGATTTATTATTGAGGCAAAATATGTAAAGGAATACAAAACATGGGTTGACATTGCAAGGGAATACCAACGGTTCAAGGATATTAATTTCATATCGGTGTCAACTATCAAGAAAATAAGGGATCAGTCTTTGGACCGGATGTTAGAAACAATGAATAAATATAATCAAATATGATTTGCCATTACCAATAAAAAAGATATACCTTCATGGTATATCCTTTTTATTCTGTTCTTTTTGCTTCTGCAGCTCTATGAATTCTGATTCGATTTTATCGTGGTATAATTCTATTATACGTTGAAATTCATCCGCCCGTGATCGCCTGTGGACGTGTGCAAGTTGGTTCAACATATCGTTTACTCCTTCTGTTACTCTTAAAGATATCAAGACTCTTTTTTGTCTGCCCATTGTTTAGCCCTCCATGCTTATTTGAAAATTGCATTGCATATATGTTTATTTTGATGAATTACTTTAAAAATTGCCGTAAAATCCCCCGTGGTATCGTATATATCATAGCAATCGAATACCATATATCCTTTTATTTTACGCTTTTTATGTTTTTTATTTATTGTTTTAAAATTGTTTATCATTTTTTAGCCCTCCATATGATTATTTAAAAATATATATATCTTTATATCCGAATATGATTTTATTGCATTTTTTTTCGGGTTGATTTGCAATGTCACACAATCTATTGGTTTCTTTTGTCCATTCGATTGTGTACTCCTTTTTTCGTCTAATCCCAAAAGATATACTACCGTCATTATAAACATATATAATCTTATTTATTTTCATTTTTTAGCCCTCCACATCTACAGAATTTTCTAAAAAAGATCGCTTATATTGTTCGCTATATTCTTGATCTAGTATCATGTTGCTAAGGCTAGAAAATATTGTTTTGGCATTTTGTCTTGATTT